GCAAGTGTATTGACATTGTTTACTACACCTTACTTATTGATACCATCACCAGGAGCAGGATATTACATTCAGGTATTGACAGCAGCTTGTAAGGTATCTTTTAATACTACAGCATATTCAGTTAATACTACACTAAACATCTATACAGATACAGCTACAAGAGTTCAGCATTCATTTAGTAATGCGTTGAATGCTACACTAAGTAGAATTGCTGTATCGGCACAGCAAGGTATAAGTGCAGCAGCAGATACACAATTGATATCTAATAAGGGAGTATACTTAGTAACACAAACGGGTAATCCAACATTAGGCAACAGCGATATAATTATTTATTTAACCTATAGAATAATACAGGAATAATGGCAGACAAAGAAGTAGCGATAAAGATAAATGTAGATGCCGATGGTGGTGCGAAAAGTTTATCCGAGTTAAAGAAAGAGTTTAAGGAAACACAAAAGACCTTAGAAGGATTAACTATTGGCACGAAAGAGTATGTTAGTACATTACAAAGATTAGGCGGTATCAAAGATGATATAGGTGATCTAAATGATACTATCAAAACATTCAATCCCGAAGGTAAGATACAAGCATTCGGTAATGTTATGGGTGGTGTAGCTTCGGGTATACAAGGAGCAGTAGGTGCTATGGCATTGTTTGGGATAGAATCGGAAGAGACACAAAAAATGCTATTGAAAGTTCAAGCAGCAACCGCATTCGCTGAAGGAATTAAGGGGATTGTAGGATTAGGGGATTCGTTTAAGAATCTCCAGTTAGTATTAGGTAAAACAGCATTAGGGCAAAAACTTGTAACAGTAGGTCAATACCTTTGGAATGCGGCTTTAAATGCAAATCCAATAGGATTAATTATTGCAGGAATTACAGCTTTAATTGGTGCGTTTGCTTTACTATCTGTATCCTCTGAGGATGCCGCATTAAGCCAAGAAAGGTTAAACGAATTAGAAAAAGAAGCAGCAGAGAAATTAGATAAACATGTATCAGCTATTGAAAAAAAGAATGCCGTATTAAACAAAGCATCTGACTTTGAGATTCAATTATTAAAGGCAAAGGGAGCAACGGAGAAAGAGTTATTCGAAGCGGAAAAGAAAAGGGATGAAACGAGAAGGTTACAATTAATGTTTATTAAAGGAGTTAGGGATTTAAGTGCAGCCGAATCCGCTGAATTATTAGCATTAACACAAAAGCAAACATTGGCATCTGCTAAGATTATAGGAGATGCAAGAAAAGAACAAAAGAAAATAAATGACGCAGCCGCAGAAAAACAAAAAACAGCAGATGAAGAAAAAGCAAAGAAGGATTTAGAAAATCTTAGAAAAGCACAGGAATCATACGAGATTCATTTACAAAAATTAAAAGAAATAAAGGATAAAGCAGATGCAGATAAGAAGCTATTAGATGATAAAGCAAAAGCAGATGAGGCACAAGGTAATGCAGATGCTTTAGCTATTGCGGAAGAGTGGTTAAAGTCAAAAGCTGCTTTAGATGAATTCTATAATGCTCAAACATATGCAGGTCAGTTAGAGAATCTTCAGATACAGATGGATGCTGAATTAGCATTGGTCGAAGGTGATGAAGCAGCTAAGTTCTTAATAAGAGAAAAATATGCACAGAAAACTAAGGATTTAAATTTACAGATTGCAAATGCTACCTTAGAGATAGCACAGCAGAGTAATGATGCAATGCAAGGATTATCTGATCTTTTCTTTTCAGTTAAGATGGCTAACCTGGAGAAAGGTAGTGCAGCAGAATTGAAAGCAGCAAAGCAACAGTTTAAAGTTAATAAAGCATTAGCTATAACAAATGGTATCATATCAACCATACAAGGTGTTATTAATGCTCTTACTGCTACATCATCATTACCTGAACCATATGCAACAATCTTAAGAGTAGTAAGTGCAGTCAGTGTAGCAGCAGCAGGAGCAGCGAATGTAGCAAAGATTTCAGCGACACAATTTAATTCTACAGGTGGAGGTGGTGGAGGTGGTTCTATGGCATCATTAGGTTCAGCAGGTGGTGGTGTAGCATTAGCACCTCCGAGTTCAGGAAGTACATCATTGAATGCAGATGGAACGATTAAGGCAGCTATGGGTAATTCTCAACCAACAATCAAAGCGGTAGTAGTTGAGACAGACATCACCACATCTCAGAAGCGAGTGAACACAATTGAAGAAAGAGCAAGTTTATAATACACAAACAATAGATTATTTATACTTATTAATATGGATAAAGACTTACCGATTTACAGAATGGTTATTGATCCCGACAAAGAAGATTCGGGAGTTGATTATATCGCCTTAGTTGATTCACCTGCAATTCAAGTTAATTGGTTTGCATTTGACCACAAAGAGCAGTTTGCAGTTAACCAGGAACGAAAGATAATCGTATCACCTGCAATGATTCCCGACTTACCGATCTATCGCAGGAACGAGAAGATGGGTGAGTTCTATGTGATATTCGACAAAGAGCAGATTAATATCATGCAGGAGAAGTTCATGAGTAAGAACTATATCAACAATGTAAACGAGATGCATGATGGTTCTAAGAAGTTAGATGGTATCATCATGAAAAATTCATGGGTATCAGATGCATCAATGGGAATCAAAGCACCTGAGATGTTCAGTGATCTTCCCGATGGTACATGGTTTATATCTTACAAGTTCCAAGATGATGAGATGTGGAATGAGTTTGTAAAAAGCGGTAATTTCAAAGGGGTATCGGTAGAGGGGATGTTTGATTTAGTTCCTTATAAGGAAACATTTGAAGATCAATTCTTAAAAATACTAAATCAGATTACACAATACTAAATTTAACTATACTTATATATAAAAAACAAAATGAATTTAAAAGAAGGAATCGAAAAATTGAAAGGTCTGATTGAGAAATTCAATGTAGAACCTATTGTAAGTACAGAACAATCTTTTACAGAAGCTAAGTTGATGGATGGTGTAACTATCGTTCAGTATGATGCTGAGGAATTAGCACAAGGTGTACCGGTTAATGTAGTAACAGATGAGGGAATCCTTCCGATGCCTGATGGAGAATATGTAATGGAGGATGGTTCTAAGTTAGTTGTAATGGGTGGACTTGTAGCAGAATATGAGAAAGCTGAAGAACTACCTGAAGGCGAAACAATCGCACCAGTAGCAGTAGAAGAAGCAACACCTGCAACAGGAGAAATGGAAGTTAAGACTGCACCAAAGCGAGTTATTAAGTCACAAGTTGAAGAGCATATCTTCTCTTTAGAACTTGAAGGATTCGAACCAATAAAGGTAGATTTCAGTTCTATGTTTAAGTCATTAGTTGATGAGAACAAAGCATTGAAAGACATCAACAAAGAGATGTTCGGAATTGTTAAGGCAATCTCTAACGAACCATCAGTAACACCAACAGAAAAGGTAAATAAGCCATTCTCTGTGAAGGAGCAAAGAGCATCTTTCAAAGCTGATATATTACGAATTGAAAAAGAATTAAACAAATAATATTAACTAAATAAATTTAAACAAATGGCTGGATTTACAGTTTCCGATTTAACAGATTATGTTCGCGAGAACGCGGACAGAATTTTTACAGCAGCAATTACACAAGCTGCAACATTACAGTATCCTGGTATCAATATCATTGCAGGTATCAAGAATGCTGAATCAGTAATGAACTTCACAAATACTGCTCCTTTTCAAGCAGGTGGTGTATGTTCTTTTAACGCATCAGGTTCATCAGTTTTCTCTGATAGAATTTTGACAGTAACTAAATTAAAATGGCAAGATACTTTCTGCCCTGAGACATTAGAAGCTAAGTTTTTATCTACGAAATTAATCGCAGGTTCTAACTATGATTCTTTGCCTTTCGAACAGTTAATTGTTGATCAAGTTGTTCAGAACATTGCTTCCGGTATGGAGCAGTTAGTATGGCAAGGTGATACTACTTCAACAGGTAACCAAGTATTGAAGCAAATGGATGGATGGTTGAAAGTAATTGATGCAGCATCTCCAGTGTACGCAACAGCAACAGCAGCTATCACTACTGCAAATGTTATCACTATCTTTGATGATGTTTATGCTAAGATTCCAGTAGCTTTATTGGCAAGACCTGAGTATCCATTAGTAGCATTCTGTGGATGGGATACATTCCGTAAGTTAATCATCGCTCTTAAAGATGCTGATAATTTTAACTTCAATGTAAACACTACAGAAGCATACAAGACTGGTCAGATTACATTACCAGGTAGTGGCTTATCAGTTGTAGCTGTTCATGGTTTGAACAACATTGCAACATCTCAAGCGAAGTATAACGATCGTATCGTTTGTAGCTATCCTCAGAACATGGTTTATGGAACTGACTTAGCTAACGAATATGAAGAAGCTAAATTTTGGTATTCAGCAGATGATCAGAACGTAAAAGGTTCTATCAAGTGGAAAGCAGGATGTCAAATTAACTTTGGATCTGAGATCGTGACTTACAAAAATATCTAATTAATCGGGAGAGGGTAACACCTCTCCCTTAAATACTTATAACAAATGCCTTGTATAATAATTAACGGAGTAGAAATCGATTGTGCTGATGCAATTGGTGGAGTAGCTGAGATTTATCTCACCGAGTACACAAATGTTCCTCAAGCGAACATCACAGCGACATCAGGAGTTATTACTGCAATGACTTGTTCAAGTGGTAAAAAGTTTTGGACATTTTATCTTGAGAAAGAGAATGGTCAATTCATGTCTACACCTCAAAGAAGTGTTGAGAATGGTACATTATTTTATGACCAATCTGTTACCTTCACATTGAAAGGTAAGATGACTGCTGCAAAAAGAAACGCATTGCATATCTTATTACAGAATCGTTTAATGGTTATCGTAAAAGATAACAATGGACTTTACCAATTGATTGGACAAGTTTACGGAGCAGATGTAACAGGTGCAGAAGGAACAACAGGAAAAGCATTCGGAGATATGTCGGGTTATACATTGACAATCACCGGTAAAGAGAAAGATCCTGCTAACTTTGTAACTGCAGCATTGCTAACAACATTAACAGTACCTGCTTAACCTTTTTATTTCATAGTTTTTAGGTTTAGAAAAAGAGGAGTGAATCGAAAGGTTCGCTCTTTTTTTTTACACAAAATCGTATTTTCTTATACTTATTTATGATGTTTGTAATCACAAAGAATACTAATACTAATTTGATCTGCACATTGCAGGAGAAAGTGACTTTAACAAGTCCTTACTATTTGTTTGTGTTTACTAATGATGTAACCGATGTAAGTGTTACTTTCTTACAGTCAAACATCAGTACTCACCAGGAGCGATATGATGAGTTCATACTAACAGAAACAAGCGGAACAATAAACTACTCAAGTGGAACAATTGAATTGTTACCATTAGGCAGTTGGACTTATAAGATATACGAACAAGCATCAAGCACCAATCTGATTGAAGCTAATGCAGGTAATTTATTAGAGATAGGAATGGCTAAGGTAATCGGAACAAACGAATCTTACTCAACCTATAATGGTCAGGATATAACATATAAAGTACATGAGCGAAACCAGTAACGTATTATACATAAAGTTTGAGAATCATAAAGTTCCCGAATTTAAAGAGGTAAAAAATAAGGAGTATATCTACTTTGGTGAGGATAATAACTATCCCGATTACCTTATAGAGTTGTATCTAAGATGTGCGAAACACAATGCTATTATCAATGGCAAGACTAACTACATCTATGGAGGTGGTTTAGTTACTGATGATAAGACCTCAACAGTTAATCAGAAAGCAATTACTCAGAAGTTTATTAGTAAGCTGAAACCTTTTATCAATGACATGATTAAGGATTTTGAGTTATTTAATTCGATTGCAATCGAGATAATATATGATAAATTGGGGAATGAAATCGCTGATTTCGCATATATGCCCATCAGTAAGATCAGAACCAATGCAGATGAATCAGTATACTTCTATTCAAACGATTGGAAACAATCCAAACAGACAGAAGAAAAAACGGGATTTAAAGAGTTAGCACCATTTGATTATGAGAACAAAGTTAAGGGAAGTCAGTTGTTTGTATTTAAGCTGAAGTCACCTAAGAATGGTGTTGATAAGAACGTATATGGTATACCGAATTATATCGGAGCAACATCTGCAATAGAGACAGACATTGAGATATCTAACTTCCATTTGAATAACATCAAATCGGGATTCAGTATGGGACAGATTATATCGTTCAACAATGGAGTTCCTCCAACAGAAGAAGCAAAGAAGCAGATTGAAAGACAGATAAAGCAGAAAGCTACCGGAACAGATAAAGCAGGTGGGTTAGTGATTACGTTCAACGCATCTCAAGATAATGCACCTACAATACAGTCATTCAGTCCGAATGATTTAGATAAGCAGTTCATTGAGATAGGCAAACGAGTTGATCAGGAGATATTCACATCGCATAACATAGTTAGTCCAGTGTTATTTGGGGTATCAACACAAGGAGCATTAGGGCAAAGGAATGAGATGTTAGATGCCTATGAGTTATTCCAATCGACATACATTTCTATCAGACAAGGAATCTTAGAGGATATTATCAATGAGTTCTCTTCTTACTTTGGTATTGCTAATTATATCTACTTTGCTAAATCAACACCATTAAAAAGTAGTATTCCTGAATCATTAATTCAACAAGCATATACACCTCAAGAAGTTAGAGAACTGTTAGGATTAAAACCATTAACACAAGATAAAACACAAGCAGGTCAAGCTGTAATCGATGCAATTAATACATTAAGTCCATTAGTAGCGAATAAGGTTCTCGAAAGTATGACAGCCGATGAGATTAGAGGATTAGTGGGATTAATGCCAACATCAAAACAACCATCATTATTTAGTGCTGAAAAAAAAAAGTGTGAACATCAGTGGTTCGATAACATCGGAATAAAGGCATCTGATTGTACCATCTTATACGAAAGAGATTATGAAGGGCAGAGCGATGAGGATTGTATTGAGACATT